CAACCTAGAACGCTAAACCAGTACAAGAGGTTATTGTCAAAATGGGAGAACCTTCTTGCGGCGAAGAAGCAGTTGCAAGACCAAGCGGCCACTCTTGAGGGGGTGATGGAAGACCATGACGCCGCCGACCCAAGAGACGCACATGAGAAGCGGTTTGGGGCCAACCGTAGTGCCATACGTGAATGCGAGGCAGATCTGGCATCGCTTGTGGACGTGAAAGATCTCATCAAAGGTAAGGGCAAGAAGTACGTGCGCATCGTTGAAGAGCCTGGCATGAAGACTGCCACTATCCCCACGAAGCACAAAGCTGACGTGGAAGAGTTGATTGAACGCGCAATTGCCCAGGCTGATGATGGTGTGGAAGCGACGGAATTTGCAAGCATCCCGAGCAGCACAACAGAAGTTTGTGACAGAGATTTTGCTGTATTCATTTCGTATTGTGACTCAGCAGAAGTGGAAGTCGCGGAGTTGTTCAGTGCTGCTAGGCAGGGCAAGCAATCCATTGGAACGGCCGTTGATGCTATCGAACACATCATGTCAAAGATGAAGACTAAAAACGAAGCATTCAAAGTGAAGTGGCCTGATCGAAGCAAAATTTGTGATGACATGATTGAGTACCATATACCCACCATGTCAGCACGGCGCACAGCATTGTTGGATTCGCTACGCGCCATCCCTGAGGACTGGGAGCAGATGATCAGTATTGATGATCGGTCACCACTACCACAACCGAATGCGAATGACCGTTTGACGCTGCTCAACGGGTGCAAGTGCGACACCCCTTTTCAAACAGCCGGGAAACCCGAGTATGAGCAGATAGCGAGTCACCCACAACTCAACACTTCACGGATCATTGCATCAACTGCATTGTACATCCGTGCGGCAAAGTGTGCCCAAGCTGCTCTCGAGGCAAACCGCAACGCCACGCCGGTGGTGGTTGACGTCGGTGCTGGAGCTTTTGGATGTGAACGCCTCAGTACCCTGCACAACAACGGTCACTATCCTGGTGTCTACTTTCATTGCATGGTCCCAAACAAAGACCATGACGACCCCAGACGACATGAGTCACTTCGGGCATCAAGGTCGTATGCAAAGTTCAACTTCGTGCCACAGTCAGGTCGGATTTCGCTGAACACGTTGAACTACTGCTTCCACACGGCGGCCACCTGCACTTGCCTCGCCAAATACAGCCCGAACCCGAGCCTGCCAATGGCCTTCCCGGTTTGCATACACGCATCTTATTATTTCCAAGATGAGGACTGGGTGAACCTGCTGAAGTATGCAAGCGACGTGCGCGTCGCTGAGCACACGCCAGACATCGGTATGACCATCCCACAGGACAAGCCCGAGTATATCTGGCAAGATGGTAGCGAGGTGGGCAGTTACCTGCAGCGCTTGCAGAGCAAGTTTCGTGCGAAATTCCGCGGGGCAGGAGACGTAGTGTTGGCACCACTCAAAGGTGGTGAAACCACGTATCGACACGTTGACACGAGTGTCGAGCGCGCTCGGGGTGGCTTCCATGTGACGCCACTGAGTGACTGGG